ATAAAGAAAAGATAAAGAAAATAAAAAAATGAATATATTAGAATTATTTGCAGGAAGTAGATCAGTTGGTAAAATAGCAGATAAAAGAGGTCATAATGTTTTTAGTGTAGATATAAATGATTTTAATGGTATTAATCTTGTAAAGGATATTGAATTTTTAAATATTAATGATATACCATTTAAACCAGATATGATATGGGCATCACCCCCCTGTACTACTTATTCGATTGCAGCTATTTCACATCACAGAAATAATCAACAACCAAAGACTGAATTTGCAGAAAAAAGCGACAGATTAATTTTAAATACTATTAAAATAATTAAAGAGTTTGATTGTATGTTTTATATAGAAAATCCTGTTGGAATGTTGAGAAAAATGGATTTTATGCAACAATTTCATAGAACAACAATAACATATTGTAGCTACGGTGATGAAAGAATGAAGCCAACTGATATTTGGTCAAATAATATTGCATCGTTATTTAATCAAGATGGTTGGAAGCCAATGCCTAAATGTTATAATGGTAATAAATTTTGTCATCACGAAAGAGCACCACGAGGTAGTAAAACAGGAACTCAAGGACTGAAAGGAAACTACGAAAGGAGCAAGATCCCTGAAGATCTATGCTTGGAAATTATAAAAGCATCAGAATTTAAGTTTTAAAAAGTCCAAAAAAGTCCAAAAAAGGTTTTTAGAATTATATAAAAGTTGTAGTTGATAAATTTTCATTAATTTTATTTTTTTCAACTATGGATTTTAATATGCTTATTAAAGATCTTGAACTATACATTATTAATATAGGTAAACACTATCGAGTTCCTTCGATAGATGACTATAAACAAGAGGTGTTTTTAATACTATTTGAGAAGGGCGAGGACTTTATCTTGGAGCTTCAGTCTGAAAATAAATTAAAAAATTATGTATACAAGATTTGCGTTTTATTATTATATTCGAAACAAGGAGCATACTATAAAAAGTATATTGAGCCGATTATATTGAAGTCTGAATTAACAGGTATTGAAAAAATAAATAATAAAAACTTTAATGAAGAACGAATACAGGACTTATTAAAATCGCTTAATGGAATGGATAAAAAACTCCTGGAGCAATTAATTTTATTTAGAGGTAATAAGTATTCATTTAGTAAAAAGTCAAATATTAGCTATTCAACTATTAATATGATGATTAATAATTTAGCTGAAAAAATAAAAAAGAATTGGAGTATAAATGATTTCTATGACTGAATTAAAAATTATAATATTAATTGTTACATTTGTAACGACTTGGGTTGACTATGGACTGATCATTACAAGGGGTCGGTTAAATTATAAACCCTTTAATTGTTCTTTTTGCTTATCTGTTTGGATTAGTATCTTGTTCGTTTGTTTCGCAAGGGGGTGGTGGTTTGTTCTCGCCACCCCTTTGTTTTTAAGAATTATTGAAAGGAGATTATTATGACAGTTAATGAAGCCATAAACGTATATAGAAAAACGTACACCCTGCCAAGAGATTGCCACTTGAATTGGTTAAAAGATAATTTCAACCCTATATTAAAAGACATTGATAATGGTCTTAATATTAATTGGGCGTGTTCAACTTGTGTACGAAATTATATGATTATGCTTGTAGGTTGGGCAGATAAACAAGAACAGAATAAACCAAAACCAAAACCAAAAAAGAGTGTATCAAGGGCCAAAAAAAGATCTAAAAAGTCAAAAGGTTGAATATAATTACTTTATTGACGATTGTGGATTGTATTATAAAAGTACAATAGCAGGCGAGATATACCAGGAGTTTGATATTAACGGAGTATGTGAGATTTCAGAAAGCGTTGGAATTGACATACTGTATTTATGCTATATAGATGAAAACAATGAAAGTTAAATTAAAGGATCTAAAAGAAAATCCAAACAACCCAAGGACTATAAACGAAGATAAATTCGATAAGCTAGTTAAATCAATTAAAGAGTTTCCGAAAATGCTTGAACTTCGACCTATTATTGTTAATGATGATATGGTTGTATTGGGTGGTAATATGAGATTGAAAGCGTGTAAGAAATTAAAACTGAAAGAAGTTTCAGTCATTAAAGCATCGGAGCTTACTGCTGAACAACAACAGGAATTTATTATAAAAGATAATGTTGGTTTTGGTCTATGGAATTGGGATCTATTGGCAAATGAATGGGACAGTGTAAAGCTAAATGATTGGGGTTTGGAAGTATGGGAAAATCAAGATGACCTTGTGCAGAAATTAAATGAACAAGACGAATGGATTGGTATGCCTGAATTTGAAGCTAAAGATAATTCGTATAGAATAATGATACACTTTAATAATGAAGAAGATAGAGAGTTATACGCCAAGACAAATAATATGAAATTCGTAAAAAAAGAAACTCAATGTTGGTCGACCTGGCATCCATACCAAGAGCGAGACGATTTAATATCACTTGAATATGATGAAAAATAAATAAATATGAATAAAGTAGTATATGTAAAAAATTCAACAACAGGTGGGCATTTTGCTTTTCAAACTGAAAAATCAAAAAAACCCTTTTGCAATCCAATGACTGAATGTAAAAGTATTGAATTAAAATCAGATGATATCGTAGTAGATATCGGTGCCTATGTTGGCGAATATACATTATATGCAGCAAGGCAAGGGGTTAAAAAAGTAATTTCATATGAAGCAACACCAAACACATTTGATCTATTAAGTAAAAATACTAAAGAATATAAAAATATTCAGATCCACAATGCAGCGATAGTTGGAGACGATAGAAAAAAATGCGAATTGTTTTATTCTAAAGGTATTGGCGTAACGAATAGTATAGAAAAGAAAAGAAGTAAGGCAGGGATGATTTCAGTAGATGCTGTAAAGTATGAAAAAGCAGTAGAAAATGCAACAGTTGTAAAAATAGATGTTGAAGGAGCAGAATACGGCTATAATATTATTCAGCCGAATTTAAGGGCCATTATATTAGAATTTCATCCACTTGAAAAAAAGGATTGGAAAACAATGGCATTTAATATTATGAACAAAATAAAAGATGCGGGTTTTCAGCCGATAGTATATCCAACATTTCAAAACGGATGGGCGTTAAATAGTGCCTGGATCAGATGAATAAATATCCTGTCTATATCATTTCAAAAGGCAGGTGGAAAACACCATTAACTGCAAGATTTTTTAAAAAGGATGGGGTTGATTTCAAAATAGTAGTTGAGCCACAGGAATATGAAAACTACTGTAAAGCGATAGGAAAAAAATATGTCTTAAAGTTACCGTTCTCAAATCTTGGTCTTGGTAGCTATCCTGCAAGGAACTTCTGTTGGGAGCATTCAATAAAAGAAGGACACGAAAGGCATTGGCTATTTGATGATAATATTAATATGGTACGAAGATTATATAAAGGCAAAAGAATACCTTGTAATTCAAAGGTCGGTTTAAAAGTAATTGAGGACTTCACAGACCGATATATCAACATAGCAATATCAGGATTTAATTACACTATGTTTGTTTTAAATGAAACACCAAAGCCATTTTATTATAATGTCCATGTCTATTCAGCTTTATTAATTAAAAATGATTTGAATTTTAGGTGGCGAATGAAATACAATGAAGATGTAGATTTATGTCTCCAGGCACTAACGAATAAATATTGTACTGTTAGCTTCAATGCTTTTATGGTCGATAAAGTAAGTACAACACACGGAATGAAAGGTGGAAACCAAGACCTGTTATATAATAATAACGATACAGAAAAGTTTTGGATTAAATCACAATCATTAAAAGAAGTATGGCCAAAATATGTAGATGTAGTATGGAAGTTCAACAGACCTCATCATAGTGTTAACTGGAAAAAACATTTTAAACACCCTTTAATAAGAAGAACAGATATTGATTGGGAAGCAATCGAAAATAAGAAACATAACATTAAACTAAAGAAAGTAAACAAGATTAAAAGCAAATCATTAAAGAAGTTATATGAAAACTATAATAAAAAGAAATAGCAACCTTATGAAAGTTTTTTAGTATTATATATTATGGAAAAACCAACAAAATCGGACATATTAAAAAAGAGATTAATTGAAGCTCTTGAAAAGTCTTTAGGTGTTATCACTACTGCCTGTAAACAAACAGGTGTAAATAGATCTACATTCTACGAGTGGTATAATAAGGATGAGGACTTTAAAAAAGAGGTTGATGATATTGGAAATATAGCTTTGGACTTTGCTGAAAGTAAATTGCACGAACAGATAATGGATAACAATACATCAGCTACGATATTCTATTTAAAGACAAAAGGCAAAAAGCGTGGCTATGTAGAACGACAAGAGATTACTGGAGCAGATGGCTCACCAACTTCTTTTAAAATCGAGATCATTGACACGGGCGACACTACAGACGAATAAAGTTTTTAGACACCTATTAAAATCAGATAAGAAAATTATCGTTGAACAAGGTGGAGCAAGGTCAGGTAAAACCTACAATATATTATTGTGGATTATTACTGCTTATTGTACTCAAAATTCAGGCAAGGTCATAACTATATGTAGAAAGACATTTCCTGCGATTAGAGCGACTGTTATGCGTGACTTTATAGATATACTTCGGTCAAACAATATCTATGATCCTGATAGCCATAACAGGTCATCTTCAGAGTATTGGTTGTATGGTAATTTAGTAGAGTTTATTTCATTAGATCAAGCACAGAAAGTGAGAGGTCGTAAAAGGGATCTACTATTTATTAATGAAGCTAATGAATTAAGCTATGAAGATTGGCAACAACTAATATTCAGAACTACAGGCAGAATAATAATAGACTACAACCCTGCTGATGAATACCATTGGATTTATGATAAGGTTATTCCAAGAGACGATGCTGAATTTCATCGTACAAACTTTATGGACAACCCTTTTCTTGAACAGAGTATTAAAGATGAACTATATAGATTAAAAGATGTAGACGAGAATTATTGGAGGGTTTATGGATTAGGGTTACAGGGTACAGGTCAAGATAGTGTTTTTAGTAACTTTAAAATCATTGATGAAGTGCCTGGAAAAGCAAATCTAATTAGCTATGGCCTAGACTTTGGCTATTCGATAGATCCTACAGCAGTCGTTGGTGTTTATAAAGATGAATATAATATCTATATAGATGAGGTTATGTATGAGCGAGGACTTACAAACCAAGATGTAGCTGAAAAGTTAAAAGGAATAGTTCAAAGGAATGAAGTCATTTGTGACAGTGCCGAGCCAAAATCAATCGAAGAACTTTATCGTATGGGTATCAATTCAAAACCTGCTACCAAAGGGCGAGATAGTATTCAGAATGGAATAGATATTTTAAAACGATATAAGCTCAACTTGACTTCAGGATCAGTTAACTTAATAAAAGAGTTTAAAAACTATAAGTGGCAAGTCGATAAGAATGGAAATAAATTAAATGTTCCTGTAGATAAATTCAACCACCTTTTAGACGGACTACGATATGTAGCTTTAATCCACTTAAAGGAGAATAAAAGAGGGTGGTATGCTATTAGATAATTCCAGGAATTAAGCACAATTCAAGTGCACTTAAGTCTTACTTAAGGGTGGCTTCAACGATACTCAAGCATTAAGATAAGATAAGATAAGATATAAAAGATAAGATATAACACTTCATTGTTTATAAACCAAGATATAAAAGATAAGATATAACACTTCATTGTTTATAAACCTATATAAAAAATATATCTTTTTTAATAAAAATATATTATCTTTATAAGATATAAACCAATAAAAGTAAAGAAATGAAAACAAGAATTACAAAAATACAGATTAAAGAAATAGTTAAAAACTATTATGAATATATGACCTATAATTATCCTAACCTTTCGTTTATGGAATATATATACAATATTACTGGCGATGAAAAAGAAATTGAATTATTAGGGTATGAATTTTTAAAATACAAAAAATAAGAAACTAACAAGGGTGTATAATAGCACCCTTTTTTTTACCTAAAAATTAAGAAAATGGATCACGCGCCAATCACATTAATTATCTGGAATAAGAATACAGGTGATACAATCAAGACATACTATCTATGGAGCAAATACGAATTAGATAGAATTAAATCAAGTATTAAATTAGAAATCAATCAAGCAATAGAAATAATAAAAAACAATTAATTATGAGCGAAACAGAAGTAAAAGCAAAAAAAGATATTAGGCATATTTATATTCACGACATCGTTACAATATGGTCTGAAAATGGTGAGATCTATTTACATACAGACACAGATGATTTAATAGTTATGAATGGCGAAATGTTATTTAATAATATACCTACATTAATGACATTAGCTTTAAAAGAACGAAGAAATCAAGAAGAAATTATACTTGAACTGATAGAGAACGAAGTCAATAATATAAAGAAACTTAAAGAAAGTTATAAAAAAGTGTAACTTTTGATATAGTATTTGCGTATAATTAAGTAAGAGAGAGGGATAGAGAGGACAGGACAGGGGCGATAACCTAACCGACTTGGAAATCAAACCTAATACTTAAAACTAAAACTCTCTCTTTTTAAAGAGATAAAAGGATATAAGCCAAGGAATCCGACCGACAGAGAAACCAGCAGTTTAAGAAATCAAAACTTCTCTTTTTAAAAAAGCTAGATTAATTTCTAGCTTTTTTTTTATCTATACTTTAGGTAAATAAATATATTATTTAAGCAAGGTGAACTTTCTTCGCCTTTTTTCGCCTTTTTTATACCTAAAATAATTTGCATATAAAATATATTTATGTATATGATGTTAATTTCAAAATATTTCACATATATTAAGATATGAATGTAACGATACCTACGTCCTGGAACGATATAACATTAGAAATGTATATGAAGCTCCGACCTGTTTTGGAAACTGAACAGGAGCCAATTACAAAAATTATCAATATTCTCTGTGTTCTTACAGGCGAAAAAAAGGAAATCATTAAAGATGTTTCATTAACTGATTATAATAAGTTGATAAATAAAATGTCTTTTCTTAATACTGATATGCCTAAAGAAACAAGAAAAAAGAGAATAAAGATTAAAAACCAATGGTACGAATGGAAGTTAGATCCTAAAAATTTGTTATTTGGCGAGTATATTTCAGTAATGGAAATAATGGAAAAGGCGAATAATAATGAAAACATATTATTTGAAAACCTACATAAAATCCTAACTATAATTTGTAGACCTGTAGAACGAAGGTTTGGCTTTTACTGGAGATCTTCAAAAGTCACTAATGATTTAATAAGGGAAACTGCTAACAACTTCTATACAGATATGAGTATAGCAGACGCATATCCAATAGCTGTTTTTTTTTGCAGTCGCTATCCAAATTTAATGGAAATTATAAAAACTTCTTTGAACAAGAAAGCCGACAAGATGATAAAGAAAGTAAAGACAGAAATGAGAATAAACAAGGATTTGGAGACAATTGGGGTTGGTGGTCATTAATAGATGCCTTGACAAATTCCAGGGTTGATAAATGGGATGAGATTTTAAATTGGGAAGTTATAAAAGCATTGAATATCTGTTGTTATTATAAGGATAAACAGAAGATGGAAGCGCAGATACAAAGAGACGAATTACAAAAAATGAAATATGGCAGATGATTATTTAGCACATAATTTAACTATCGGAGCAGACAATCAATTCACTTTAGCTGATGAGATTGTTATGCAGCCAAAATCATTAAGTGATGTGATGAATAACCTAGCTATTAGAATTATTGAAAAAACAAAGCAAGAGATTGATAATGAAGGTTTAAATTATAGTAGTGTTTTAAGACAATCCGTTGTTATGCCTGTAACTTTTTTCGGTCAGACTTTTACTGCTGAATTAATAATGGCTGACTATTACGATTATCAAAATAAAGGTGTAAAAGGTAGTGCTGAAAGTGGGGATCTAATAAAGACAGGACCAAATAAAGGGCGACCTTGGATTATTAAAGCACCTCACTCGCCTTATTCATATAAGGATAAAAAGCCACCGATTAGATCTTTAAGTGGTTGGGCGAATACACACAGAATGAATGTCTATGCTTTACAACAAATAATCTTTAAATCAGGTATGAAGCCAAGACCTTTTTTTGATAGAGTTATGGAGGACATAAACAACGGTGAAATCAGACGCAAGTTTGTCCTGGAATTAAGGAAAACAGGAAGTGAAGCGATAGTCAGAGGTATGAAGGAATTATTAACAAGATAGAATTATGAAACAATTATGGCAATAACAAATGTAACTTACGAACCTCAAGATTATAGGACTGTTTATAATCCTGTTGAATTTGTAGCTGAAAGCAGTTCAACTGCTATTTCAAGATTTAAGTATCTGTTCGATGTTTATGATGGAGCTTCATTAATAGCAAGGTTGAAAGTTCCTGCTGATCCAAATACTTATGGAAGGGCAGATGTTCACGGAGTATGTGAAAGCTATATTAAAACAGACTTGGGATCTATTAACTCAACTACAAGTGCTGATGCTTTTACTGATAATTCTAATTCATATAAAGAATTTACAATTAAAATAGGCGAAGAATACGATGTTGCAGGAACATTAACTCAATTTGCTGACCAAGAAATAAGAACAGTAATTGTATATAATGGATCTTTACCAAATCATCGTGGAACTCTAGTCAATTTCTATGATTGGCAGGTCAGTAACTATTATCAGAGATTTACAAATAATTCAAACACTAGACGATTTCTAACTAATGGCCCTAAAGGATCAGGAGCAAATAAGTCAGACAATCAAAGTGTAGAATTAACAGATGAAGGTTGGCTTTATTTCTTATATGATAATGCCGCAAATTCAGTATCTGCTTTTGATTTATTTTTATATGACTCTGCAGGAACATTGAGTGCTGTTTATCAGATTGATAATAATGCTACGCCTTTGACAGATGTTAAAATGTTAAAAATACCTTGCGGACCAAATACAATTAATAATATAGCTTCAAGTGAAATAGTAGGTACACCTGCACAACCTATAATTACAACTCAAACAAGCTATAAAATAATTTTAAAAGATAGTACGCCAACACAATCAAGCGAAGAAATTTGGTTTAATATCGATAGTGAATGTAGGTACGAAACTAAAAGACTGGAATTTTTAAACTCGTTAGGTGGTTTCGATGGTTTTAATTTCACTAAAGTAAATAGGAGTTCAGAAAAAATAGAACGAAAATTCTATAAACAAAACCCTGATAATATGACAAGTGGGGTTATTGACTATTCATTAGCAGATAGACATAAAGTTCAATACTATACGAAATCAAAACCTAAAATGAAGCTAACATCTGATTGGGTAGATGTAGCTACTTTTAATTGGCTACTTGAAATGATTGAAAGTCCTGAAATCTATTTATATGATAATGGGCAGAGAATTACAGTACAGAATATTGAAGGCGATTGGGAGCAGAAATTGAGTACAGTTGACACAGTATTTAATTTAGAAATTACACTTGAACTTGGGATTGATAATTATAGACAAAGATATTAGATGCAAAAAGAGGAGTTATATATCGGAAATCAAAGGGTTGAATTATTACAGAGTTTAAATCCGTCTTTGACTTTTAATATTGCTGATATAGCAAAACCTGACCAACGAAAGTCAGATTATTCAAAGACCATTAAACTGCCTGGATCAAAAAAGATTAATAAAATATTCGAATATATTTTTGAGGTCAATTTAGATCTTCAGACTTTTAACCCTAATTTAAAAACAGATGTAGTCTATTTAGTTGACGGTGAAATCAACCTTGATGGCTACTTACAACTCAAGCAAATTAATATTTTAGATAATGATGATATTGTCTATGAGTGTGTAATAGTTGGAAGGGTTGGAGACTTTATAAAATCATTAGGCGATAATGAATTAACGGACATAGATTTCACAAGTTTAAATCATACTTATAATAAAGCAAGTCAGTTAGCAACTTGGGGGTTGCCACTTCCACTTGATTATGTCTATCCAATGATTGATTATGGTACTCATTATGTTTGGAGTAATTGGGAAATCAAAGACTTTTTTCCTGCTATCAAAGTTTATAAATATATAGATGAGATCTTCGATAATGCAGGTTATACATTTACATCAACCTTTTTAAATAGTACGTTTTTCAATACATTAATAATACCTTTTAATGCCGAAGATTTTAAGCTATCAGATACTGAAATAGATAATAGGATCTTTGAGGCCAATACACCTGATTGGGAAAGTGGAACAACTAATTTTACTATTACAGAAACTACCAACCCGTCTGTTTATTTAAACCCTCAAAGTGAGCAGATAAGATTTTCAAATGAGGTTTATGATGTAGGGGGTGTATATGATAATAACCCTGTAAGTGCAACATACGGAACATTTACTGCTTCAGCTAATGGTTATTATAATCTAAATTTCAATATAGATTTAAATGTAACTTTTAGACCTACAGGAGCAACTACAGAAGCAGTCATTCCAAGATGTGGTTTGGTTGGATTTATAGAAATTCATAAAAACGGATCAGTAATAGGTACAAAAAATATAGCTATTGTCTATGACCATAATATTCACGGAAATATACCTGCTTCAGGAACAGGAGTAACATCAGCGACACCTACATATCCTGATAGAGATTATAAAACTACAGGAGCTCCAGGAATTTATTCAGTTGGAATTGGGGGTGCATATACAAATAATAATAATAGATTTATAAACCCACCTAATAAATACATATTACAACAGACAAATGAATATCTAAATACAGGTGATGAGATCACAATACACGGAAGTTTTTTTCTTGCTCCATTAAGCGTTGCAGGAGTTCAAGGAATTTCAGGACAATTATTTGAAGGAGCGTCTACAGGTACATTTTATACTGGAACTGCTACTGTATCATTAATTTCAGGAACTTTTTTCAATCAGGTTTCTAATAATAGTTATGTCGAGGGCAATACTATTGATATGAATAAAAGTGTTCCAAAGAAAATTAAGCAAAAGGACTTCTTTATGTCTATTGTAAAGATGTTCAATTTATATGTTCAGACAGATACTGCTAATGATAAAAATGTATTCATTGAGCCAAGAGACGATTTTTATAATAATACTATTAATGATTGGTCTGAAAAATTAAATATTAATAAAGAATTGGAGTTTTTACCAATGGGTGCTTTAGATAGTAAGGAGTATTTATTTACATATAAAAAAGATAAAGACTATTATAATGAACTTTACGAAACTACTTGGGATGAGATTTATGGGCAAGAAGAAACTGAAATTCAAAATGACTTTTTAGATAAAACCTACAAAACACAAATTATATTTTCGCCAACCCCAAGTAAAGGTATAATTGATAATGATAGAATAATTCCAAGCATAATAAAAACTGATAGTAACGGACAGGCACAAAGAACTGAAAGCAATATCAGAATATTACAATGGGGTGGAATGAAAGCTACAATTCAAGGTTGGCAACATATCGATAGTACAGGTCCAACCGATTATTTTACATATCCATACGCAGGGCATTATGATGATCCTTATTCGCCTACAGTAGATATTAACTTTGGATTGACTAAAGAGATCTATTGGGATAACACATATAATTCAATAACGATTACGAATAACAATCTTTATAATAAGTATTACAATAAATTTATTGAAGAAATAACAGATACAAATTCAAAGATAGTCAGAGGTTGGTTTTATTTACGACCTTCAGATATTAGAAACTTATCATTCAGAGAATTATATTGGTTTGATAATGCTTATTTCAGGTTGAATAAAGTACAGAACTACAATCCAAGCAATCCAATAACCAAGTGCGAATTTCTGAAGCTCAAAGATGCTGATCCTTTTACGCCTTGGACTGCTGAACTTGAAGGAGCAGTTGAAAAGATAGGATCTACTGATTTACCTAAATTTATGTCAGGTCAAAATCTATTAAGGGCAGGAAATAGCTATTCGGGAATGATCCAGGAAGTAAGTGGCGAAAATAATTCTATCAGCCGAACTGCTCAATATATAGATGTTAACGGAAATAATAATCGGGTGTTTAGCGATACTAGAAATATTAATATTCAAGGCGATAATAATATTATTCAATCAGGTCTTGAAAATGTACGACTAATAAATACTAACGATATAACAGTATTCCAAAGTAATGTAACCTATATAAATGGCGAGATACGAGGCGAAGGCAGTGTAGTAAGAATAACATCAAGTATTACGGCAGATGAAAGCGTAGCAACTTATTTGGGTGATACTTCAGGTAGTACGATAACAGTAATTTTACCAACTACGGCAGATATTGGAAAAATATGGAATTTTAAAAAAATAGACATAGCCAATACTTTTAGAATTAGAGCAACAGGTGGTCAGCTAATTGACGGATTAGGTACATTAAATATTTCTGCTCTATATACAACTTACAGTGTTCAATTTGACGGACAAAATTTTAATATAATATGACGTATATACCTGACATATATAGTGGAACAATTTTAGTTGAAACAGGTACAGTTTTAACAATCATTGAAGCATTCCAAATGCTGAATTATGGTGGTATGACAGTACACGGAACATTAATAATAAAAGGAGATTTAATTTTAAAATAAAGATAATGGGAAAATTAATTATAACAACAGAAAACGGAAGTACATTAGGAAACCCTGCAATTGGCGAATATTATATTTTTTTAGATAGTAATAATTCAAACCAATTAACTTCCAGGAATAGTTCGGGAACAGATGTTGTTTATGGCGCAGGTGGTAGTGGATTAACATATACAAAGGCAGAAGTATTAATTACAAGTGGTTCAATAAGCTCAAGTGCTTCAGATCAAGCAGTACCTTCATTGA